TCTACAAACTAGCCCTCGATCTAAACATCGCTCGCACTATGTAGAAAAAAACTAGAAAAATAATAGAAAAAAACTAGAAAAATAAAATGAAAATATTAGCAATTAAAAATGAAGCATTTGGTTTTATACATGTTAAATTAATATCATAGGGAATTGATTAAGGGACACCTTAGTTGATTCCTTTTTCATTGTCATGGTATTGACTGTACGCTAATTAGCATACACCTTCACTATACGCTAATTAGCATACAGTAGTGTCGCTAATTAGCATACAGTACTATACGCTAATTAGCGTACACCTAAACGAGTTTCTTCTATATATGCAAAATCTCTAAAGAAAACAATAAAGAAAACAATAAAGAAAACTAACTAGCAAATACATTTTGCTAGGAAGAATCCTATCTAATTATTTATAGAAGAAATGAGGACATTTGAAAGAAGGGAATCTATTGAAAGAAAAATCGTGGAAAGAGTTTAGAGATAGTGGTTTCTTATGGTGGATAAACATGATTTTGCATACATTTGGTTGGGCTATAGTTGTTGAAATTGAAGACGATGAAATCAAAAGAGTTTATCCAGCAAGAGTAAGATATAGAGGTTATGCTGAGAAGGATAACTCAAATGGTTATATCAATGTGTCCGAATATATCAAGAGAAATGCAGATGATATTTTAAAAGAATCAAAGGAGTAAGTCATGCTTAAAAGGTGTGGCTTTTTATTATGGCCAGAAGGTGGTGAGAAGATCATGACCATGATTGTATACATGACACTAGCGTTGGACTTAATCATACGTGCACTCATTGTAATGTTGTTGATTACTGGTATTGTTCATGTAGTTGTTTCTATTGGAGAGAAAAAGAAAGCAGTTAATGAGCTCACTGTTATATCTAAACGGCTGCACATCCTTATGGACATTCCTATTAAGAAGGCTAGAGAGTTCATGAAGGGTAATGATAGTTACAAAGAGTAACACGTGAACCATCATAAACCCAGTGATACCAAGGCTTTGGGTCCTTCCCAGGAGGGAGGGGTTATGCGGGGCTAGCGACGCCCGCGGCTTGCCTATTTTTATTTTAAAAATTTTACTTCGGAACTTCGGAATTGAGGTGAACAAATTGGACGGTTTTAAAGAGGAAAAAGGACGAGTGCTTATTCGTACAAATAAACTTTGTGAATTGATTGAAATCAGCGACAGAACGCTAACGGATTGGAAAAGGCAAGGGCTAACACAGCATAGTCGTGGCTGGTGGGATCTGCAGCATGTTCTAAAATGGCGAGGCGAAATTTATAACGGTGATTCCGAAACGAGTAAGTCTGTAAATCTGCAACAAAAAAAGCTAGAAGCAGAGGTTGCATTCAAAGAATCACAAACAGAGCTAGCACGTATCAAAATGGATATTGCTGAGGGGAAATACATCGAGAAAGAAATTGTAGAAGCTGAACTTACTCGCTTTTTCTTGGTATTTAAAAAATCAGCCATGATGTTGCCTCGAAAATTAATAGGTTTTATCACTGGCTATTTAGATCCTATGGAATTGCGAAAAGTTGAAAAGCAAATATCAGAGCTTATAAATGATGCATTGAGTCAAATGAGTGTGGATGGTGTTTATAATGCCAAGAAAAAGTAAAAATGAATTACCAACCTATTTAAAAAATGCACTACGCCATTTAAAGCCACCTGAAAATTTGACTGTTAGCCAATGGGCAGAAAAATATAGAAAATTAGATCCAAAAACAAGTGCAATTCCTGGTCCGTGGCGAAATGAAATGACACCTTATTTAGTTGAGATTATGGATGAATTTAATAATGCAGAGACAGAAGAAATTGTCTTTATTAAACCAACACAAGTTGGTGGAACAGAAGTTTTATTAAATGTTTTAGGCTATGTAGTTATGCAAGATCCTAATCCTGCTATGGTTGTTTATCCAACAGATGATTTAGCCGAATCTGTTTCTGAAAATCGTATTCAACCAATGTTCCAATTATCTAGTGAACTTAAAAGCAAATTCAAAAAAAATGAATCAAGTCGGTTGGAACTACAGTTTGATGGGATGTATCTATCTTTGACAGGTGCAAATTCGCCAGCGTCTCTATCTTCAAAAGCCATGCGATACTTACTATTGGATGAAGTAGATAAGTACCCTGGTGCTTCTAAAAAAGAAGCCGATCCAATTAAGTTGGCACGTGAACGTACTAAAACTTTTTCAAATAGTAAGGTCTTTATTACATCTACACCAACTATTAGAACTGGCCACATTGCAAAAGCAAAAGAAACAGCGGATGTAGTAAAGCATTTCTTTTTACCTTGCTGTCATTGCGGAGAAATGATTGAGCTTAAATTCAAACAAATAAAATGGCCAAAAGAAGAAGGCATGAGTGAAATTGATCGTGCTGAGTTCGCCCATTATGTATGTCAAGAATGCGGCTGCATCATTACTGATCAGCACAAAATTCAAATGCTAAGGTTAGGGAAATGGGAACCTGTAGAACAGCGTACTAAATTTCCTCGTAAAGTTGCATATTGGATGAATACTTTGTACTCGCCATTTGTAACATTTGGAGCCATTGCAAAAGAATTTTTAACATCAAAGGATGATCCTGAAGCATTTCAAAACTTCGTCAATTCCTGGTTAGCAGAAGTTTGGGAAGATACCAAATTAAAAACTAATGCAGATATGGTTAGGGAACGACAAACTGATATTCCTGAATTTACAGTGCCTGAATGGGCGGAACTATTAACTGCAGGTGTCGATGTCCAAGAAACAAGTTTATACTATACAATTCGAGCTTGGGGAAAATATATGACTTCTCAATTAGTTGCGAAGGGTCAAGTATCAAGTTTCACTGATATTGAAAACATCATGAATGCAGAATTCTATAAAGAGAATGGCGAAAGAATGATAGTAAATGCAGCTGGAATTGATTCAGGGGACCAAACCGATGAGGTGTATGATTTCTGTGCACGAAATAGTGAATGGGCTATCCCAATCAAAGGTGTTGGTGATGGACTTCATCACTTCCGCATTAGTATGGTCAATCGAACAACATCATCAGCGCATGGTATGCAGTTAATTCTTATTGATGGCGGAAAGTATAAAGACATGATCGCTTCACGTATGAAAAAGAAAAACGGTACTGGATCATGGATGGTTTATAAAGGTATTGATGATGACTATGCGGAACAAGTGACAGCTGAACATAAAATTAATGAAAAACGAAGTGGCCGAACCGTTTCTATATGGGTAAAGAAAACTTCTCATGCAGATAACCACTATCTCGATTGTGAGGTCTATGATTTTGCTATGGCGGATGTTTTAGGCGTTAGGACGTTGCATTTATTGCAACAGGAATCACCAGTTGAAGACAATGTAAATTCAGTTGCTGAAGAATTTAATAATGATTGGTTGGGTGGTAATAAAAAATGGATGTAGGAGGTGTGTGAATGAATCTTGAGACCACTAAAAAAGTAAATGAAGCAATTATCGCTCTTTGTGATTATACATTAGAAGTAATTAAGGAAAACTCGGCAGATAAAATTGAAAATCTACCGAGTCTTGTAAACGCATTAGCAAATCTTATTCAATCTCGTTAGTAAAATTACCTAGATAAGTATCGTTTACAGCTGAGGCAACCTTCTTGTAGAAGAGACTAACCTCTTCTGCTCGAAGTTGATTGTACTCCCGCATTTCTTCTTTGTCTTTGAAATTACTTTTAGATGGAGCAATGATAATTCCTTTTTCGATAGCTGCAATAGTAATTTCTTTAGCGATTTCAGCATAACTTTGAGCCATATGTATTCACCTCACTTTCAAAGTGATTATAGCAAATATTGGGAGGGAGTTGATAGTTTATGAGTATTTTAGAACAGTTACAGCAAGTAAACAATGCTATTGCAGCCATTGAAATAGGTGGTCAGGAATATCAAATCGGTTCAAGACGGTTGAAGCGTGCTGATTTATCCTTGCTTTATCAGCGACAAAAGGAATTACAAGGGCAGTTAGAGGCTGAAAAATCTGATGGTTTTGGCCTGGTCAACACATCTGTCGCTATATTTGATCGAAGGTAGGTGTGTTAATGAATTGGTTAGATAGAACAATTGCTTGGTTATCTCCTGAATCTGCATATAAACGTTTGGGTTATCGAAAAGCTGTTAATGACATGCGTTCATATGACGCAGCTGGGGATGATCATTTAAACGCAGGGTGGCGAGCTGTAAATGCAAAAGCTGAATCTACTGATGGAATGTATCGCGATACAATTCGTGCGAGAAGCCGTGATTTAGAACGAAATAGCGACATTTTAGAAAGTGTTGTCTTGGCATTTGAACGAAATGTCGTTGGTGGAGGCTTTAAGTTGCAAGCGAAAACTGAAAATGAAGATTTGAATACAGCTATAGAATCATTATTCAAATTGTGGTGCCGTCCTAAAAATTGTGATGTCACACAACAACAGAGTTTTTCAGAAATATGTCAAATGCTTGTGCGACGCCAAAAGGTAGACGGTGGGATTATTGTAGTTTTGAGATATATTGATGATGGTGTTGTACCTTTATCATTACAAATCTATGAGGTAGATGATTTAGATACAATGATTCCTACAACTACGACAAAAAAGATTGTGAACGGTATTGAATACAATGCCTATAATCGGCCAGTTGCCTATTATCTAAAAAAATATGATGCATATGGAAACTATATCGGTACATCTGAGCGAATTGACGCTAAAGATGTGCTTTTTTTATTCAAGAAAAAACGTCCTAGTCAGTTACGGGAAATGAGCGAATTATCGTCTACGCTCCCACGTGTACGCGACATGAATCAATTTATGGAAGCTGTATCTGTAAAAGAACGTGTTGCAGCATTGTTAGCGGTTTTAATAAAGCGAATAACGCCTACTAATGGTGGAGGTCTTGGACGAGGAACTGGCCAACCTGATAAACGGACTGGATATGCAGGAAAAATGCTTAGTCCAGGTATGATGATGGAATTGAATCCAGGGGACGATGTTCATGTTGTTCAGCCTCCAGCACAGGCCGCTAACTCAGCCGAATTTATTCGTTTACAACAGCGCCTTTCAGGTTCGGCTCAAGGCATTTCCTATGAAGTTGCAGCACGTGATATGTCACAAGTCAACTATTCATCAGCTCGCCAAGGGCTATTAGAGGACCAAAAAACGTATTTAATCCAGCAACAATATTTAATCGATCATTTTTTTATCCCTGTCTATGAGGCTTTCATTGAATCAGCTGTTTTGGCTGGGAAGATCAGTATTAAAGACTTTCATACTAAAAAAGAGAACTACCTACAGCATGAATGGATTGCACCAGGTATGAAATGGATTGATCCTCTTAAAGAAGCAAATGCAAATAAAATAGCGCTGGAAACAAATCAAACTACTCTTGCAGAGATTGCAGGGAATACGGGGAACGATTGGCGTGAAATCATTGATCAGCGTGCACGTGAAATCGAATATATGAAAGAAAAGGGGGTGACAAATAGTGAATCCGCAACAAAATCCGAAGAAATCGACAAACTCATTGAGGAAACAGATGACGAAAAACCAGAAGATGAATCGTGATTTATCCTTTGATATTCGCTCATTAGATGACGATAAACGGACATTTGAGCTGTCTTTTTCATCAGAAGAACCATATCAACGTTGGTTTGGTCCTGAAATTCTCTCACATGAACCAGGCGCAATTGATTTAAGTCGATTAAATGAAATTGGTGTTCTTTTATATAACCATAATCGTGACAAAGTAATTGGCCGTATCGATAAAGCGTGGACAAAGGATAATCGAGCTTATGCGCAAGTTACCTTTGATGAAGATGATGAATCAGATGTGATTTATCAAAAAGTAAAATCTCAAACTCTTAAAGCTGTATCAGTCGGTTATCAAGTTGAATCATGGGAAGAAGTGGCACCTGGTAAAACTTCTGCAAATGGTCGCCACGTGGGGCCATGTAGCGTTGCTTTGAAATGGCAGCCATATGAAATTAGTATCGTTTCTGTGCCAGCTGATGCATCAGTAGGAGTAGGTCGAGATATGGAAGATGAATTTGAGCAAGAAATACAAGAAAAAGGTGACTATTCGTATTATGAACGCCAAATTTTACTTAATGAAAACCTATTTGGAGGGATAAAATAATGAATTTATTACAAATGTTAGCACGCCAAAAGGCGATTGTTGATGCTGCAAAAGCAGAGGGAAATCGTGCATTATCAGTTGAAGAAAAGCGAGAATTTGATGAATTACAAAGTAAAATTGATGCTCTCCGTGCACAAGGTGATCCAAATGAGCCAACACCAGTACCAACACCAGCACCAGTAGATAACTCGGAGCGTGCACTAGCTGCCGAACGTCAACGTGCACTTGAAATTACATCACTTTGCCGAGATTTTGGTTTAAACGCTGAGGAATATATTAAAGATGGCCATTCAATTGACCAAGTTCGTCGATTCATATTGGAAAAACAAATTAAAGATCGTGCGCCACAACCTTCAGGTATTCAAATGGGAAAAGATGAGCGTGATAAATTCCGTGATGCAGCTGCAGACGGACTAGCTTTACGTGTTGGAATGAACGTTGAAAAGCCGAATGATGGCGCTGGAGAATTACGTAATTTATCATTACGTGAATTAGCAAAGGAATCACTCATTATCGAAGGTGTAAATAACGCTTATCGATTAAGTGATGATGAACTTTTACGCCAACATTTAACGCCAACATCTCTATTTACAAACATCATCGATCAAACTGCTCGTAATGTTTTCCAACAAGCATATACAGACGCAGCTACAACATACCAACATTGGACACGTCGTGGAACATTAACTGATTTCCGTCCTACTAAAACATATCAAGTTGGTACTGCAGGGGAACTATTGTTAGTGTCAGAGAATGGTGAATTGAAACATGATGATCCTAATGGTGTTGAAGGTCCAACACGTCAATTATTAACTTATGGCCGTCAATTCTCCATGTCACGTCAAGCATTTATTAATGATGATGTAAGTTTCATTGAAACTATCCCAGCCCTATATGCTCAATCAGCACGACTTGGTATTAACCGTTTGGTATATCAAACTCTAGCTAAAAATCCAGCTATTTGGGATGGTAAGACACTCTTCCATGCGGATCATAAAAATGTTATGGCTACAGGCGGAGCCCCATCAGTTGATACATTATCACAAGCACGCCAATTATTAAGAAAACAAACAGCAGCTGGTGGAGATGTGAAATTGAATATCCCTGCACGTTTCATGTTAGTACCAACTTCACTTGAAACAAAGGCAGGTCAATTAATTGGTTCAACTGTGGATCCATCACAAGCGAATCCTAATATTCCAAACCCATTCTATAATCAATTTACAATCGTTTCAGATGCAGAGCTTGATGATGCAAGTGTAAATGGCGAATTAGAATGGTATGTAACATCAGATATTTTACGTTCACCAATTCAAGTTGATTTCCTAAATGGGAAAGATATGCCGACGATTGTCATGAAACAAGCACCAGCTGGCCAACTAGGTTTCCTATGGGACATTTATATGGATTATGGTGTAACAGTTGTAGATTATCAAACAGTAGTTAAAAACAACGGTAAATAAGGAAGGGGTTAAGACAAAATGGCGCAAGCAAAATATGTACAACGTGGCGAAACAATTGATTTTATTAATAACACTAGTGCGGACATTGTAGCAGGCGAAGTTATCTCCTTATCCAACCGCATTGGTGTTGCGGCTACTGCAATTCCTGTGGGTACAAAAGGAGCTATCAATGTAATGGGTGTGTATGATTTACCTGCCCTTACTACAGAAGCATTTACGATTGGCCAAACTGTTTATTTTAAAGATGGCAAGGTACAGGCTACCGAAACAGATGCTACACCTGCAGGTTGGATTATTGAGCCAAAATCACAAGCTGGAACTATTGCCCGAGTAAAAATCGATTAGTGGAGGTAATGATATGGCCATTATTTTAGAGTCAATCACTCATGTATGGTTCGCTGGACGAATGATTCCGCCAGGTGAAGTTTTTTCAGCAGATGATGCCTTTGCTACTAAATTAATCGAGGGTGGTTCTGCAAAAGTAGCAAATGCAGTAGATAGTAAGGATGAACAACCAAAAGGTCGCCGCGTGAGAAAAGCAGATGATGATCATGAATAAGACTTTTAAAGATTTCTTATTACAAGATGTAAATAATGTTTTTTTAAATGAAAATGAGTTTGCAGAAACGGTCATCATCAATAAAAATGCAATGAAAATTGTTCGTGATAGTGATGAAATGGTCCAATTTAATACTGATAAGAAGTTGGCTTCATGTGATGTAGTTTTCCATGTGGAGTCCTCTTATTTTAGAGGTATTCCGCAGCCTGAAAGGATAATGGAGTTTGAGGGGAAAGAATATCGAATAAAAGTTGTCCGTAATAATTTAGGAATGCTAACAATTGGACTAATGAGGTACACAGAATGAGTATGTTGATTCAAGTCGATGCTGCTGCTTTAAGGGATGTTGAACAGAGACTTGGTCAATTTGCTAATCGAGCTCCCAATGCGATAGCCAATTCATTAAATCGAGCATCCACCAATACCGCCAGCAATATTACAAAAGAAACACGATCAAAATATCATCTTAAACCTGCAGATATTAAAGCAACATTAAAAATTACAAAGGCAAGTAAATCTGTTTTATCAGCAGAAGTAAGATCTAGTGGTAAGGCTGTACCGTTAGACCGATTTAAAGTATCACCTAAAACAGTCAATCCCAAACGAAAAAGCCAGTTAAAAATTGCTGTTAAAAAGAATGGGATGAAACAAGTTTTAGGAGCATTTGTAGCTAATTTACATGGTATTAAACTATTTAAACGTGAAACGAATAAAAGGTTACCGATTGCAAGACTTTTTGGTCCTTCAATACCTCAAATGATTGGAAATGAGGAAACGGTACGAAAAATTAATGAACAATCATGGATTACGTATGAAACACGTTTGAATCATGAAATCAATCGAATTTTAGGGCAATTAGGAGCGAGTTAAATGACAGTTGCTAACATACAAAATGCTTTAGTTGATAGACTAGCTGAAATATTAAAAGATTTCCCTTTGAAAACTTCCTATAACAATCAAACACCATTTAAGATTTTTCGTCATAAGATTCCCGAAAGAACAAGTGACAAATTTAATTACTCAGATGAGGATACACATGATGAAGTGTATCCTTTTTGTTTGGTTAAAATCGATCAAGGACAAAAAGAGAGTAATGAAAGTTTAGAGGATAATGTGTTGAATGTTTTAATTGGTGTGAAAAATGAGGGTTTGGAGGGAGAGGGATATGATGATGTAATGGCTTGTATTCAAGCCATTTGGAATGACTTCAATCGCAATCCTATTTTAGAGAACAAATATCTATTCAAGTATCCATTAAGTTGGGCACTAGATGGAAGTGAAGAAGAACGCCATCCCTTTTATTATGGAGGCGTACAACTGACCTTTGAAAGTAGGTCATTAACACAAGGAGGGTTTATAAATGGCCAATGAACGTATTAAAAACCAAGTAGAGCCTGTTTCTCCTGAAGTAGTAAGAGAAACGATAGAAAGTGCCCTTCCAACGCATTTAGATGGAGGCGTTGTAGAGCAAGATAAATCAGCAATTATTTCTGACGAAAATGTTATTCCAGCAACAAGTATTACTCAAAAAATCTATGTTGGCCCTAATGTATTGGGCTTGCCAACATACACGGTGATTGAAACAACTTTTACACCACATATTAATAGTTTTATTGAGAAATGCCCTGAAATAGAAAAGTTATTTGTGCCAATTTTAGAAATGGCAGAAGTAGAAAGTCGGACTAAAGTAAAAGGTACTCTAGAAAATCGTTATTATAATGCAATACGAGAATTCTATTCAGTACCAAGGAAGGGGGCTAACTAATGGCTGGCTATCAACACGGGGTCTATACACATGAGTTACCAACATCTATTAAGCCACCTGTAAAATCAACTGCTGGATTAACTGTTATTGTAGGTACTGCTCCAATCCATTTGACAGAAGATCCTGCATCTTTGGTGAATAAACCAATGTTTGGCTATACGTATTCAGAATGTGTAAAGAAAATGGGTTATCTTGATGATTTTGATAAATATACAATTTGTGAGTCAATTAGTTCGCATTTCGCGCTTTTTGCTGTAGCTCCATTGGTAATGATTAATGTTTTAGATCCTGAAAAGCATTCTGTTCCAGAAACTAAACAATTACCTGTAATTAAAAATGAAGCTGTACTTAAAGAAGATGGGGTACTTAAATCTACTATTGTCGTTAAAAGTGTTGATGATGCCACTACGTATGAAGATTATGAGGTGGAATTTGACGATAATGGCCATTTGCACATTTTTACTTCAGCCGCTAACGAAATCAAAGTGGAATACAAAAAGTTAGATCCTTCACTGGTCACTAACGCAGATATTATTGGCGGTGTATCACAAGAAGGAAATCTAAAAGGACTTGAATTAACAAACGAAGTATTTCCAAGGTTCCGCGAAGTACCAGGAATACTTATTGCTCCTAAATATTCAACAGATCCTGCTGTAGCCGCTGTTATGAAAGCCAAAGTAAGTAATATTAACGGTTTGTTTGGTGCTACTGCATTTGCAGACCTCTCAACAACTGAAGTAAAAGATTACACACAAGCCCCGATGGTAAAAAATCAAAATAATTTAGATAACGAAGATTTATTAGTGTTTTGGCCAAAAGTATCTCTTGGTGGAAAACAGTATCATATGTCAACACAAGCAGCTAGTTTAGCAAACCTAGTTGATGCAAGCAACGAAGGTTATCCATGTGAAGAGTTTTCAAATAAAAACTTACAAATGGATGCAGCTGTACTAGAAGATGGTACAGAAATTTTACTTAGCTTGGAACAGGCAAACTATCTAAATGGCCAAGGTATCGTCACAGCGCTTAACTGGACTGGAGGTTGGCGTGCTTGGGGTCATCGGACATCTGTTTATCCAACAAATACTGATCCAAAGGATGCCTTTATTTCAGTACGTCGTGTGTTTATTTATGAGCAAAATCAATTTATTCTTTCGTTTTGGAATAACGTAGACAAGCCAGGAAATCCAAAGCTAATTGAAAACATTGTTGATAGTAAAAATATAGATTTAAACAGCAAAAAGGCACGCCAGTTAATCTTAGGTGGTCGAATTGAATTTGCAGAAGAAGAAAACGCTACAACCGATCTAATGGATGGCTCTTATGCTTTCCACTTGTATCTCACACCAGGAACACCAGCGCGCGAAATAAAAGGATTATTTGAATTTGATCCTGGTTATTTCAGTGCGCTTTTTAGTTAGGAGGAAACTAAATGAATATACAAGATCAATTAGTAACTCAATACTCAGTTTGGAAGAATGTAACGGATTACCTAGGTGCAGGCGAGGTTGAGCTACCGTCTTTTGAGGCACTTACTGAAACAATGAAAGGTGCTGGCATTGCAGGTGAAGTGAATGCGCCTGTTGTGGGACATTACGGATCTCAAACTTTAAAAATTAACTGGCGAACAATTACAAAGGATGCCATTGCACTTGCAGAACCTAAAGCCCATTCGATAGATTTACGTGCAAACCAACAGTTATTTGATGCAGGTAAAGGTGAATATGTAAATCAATCAGTTGTTATTAAAACACGTTGTGTACCTATAAATCTTAATCCTGGGAAACTTGCTATCGGTGCTTCTACAGAAACAGCCAATGAGTTTGAGGTACATTACATCAAAATTATGATTGATGGAAAAACAGTGATTGAAATTGATAAATTTAATTTCATTTGTGTAATAAACGGAAAAGACGTTTTAGAACAAGTACGAAAAAACATTGGATTATAGGAGGAAAATGAACAATGAATGATAAAACAAATGTTGAAATGGTGAACAACCAAGCCTTAGAGACGCAGATTACTTTAAAACGACCAATTGTATTTGAAGATCAAACAATAAATCAAATTAATTTAGATTTTGAAAGTCTAACTGGAGAGGATATTGAAAAAGCCGAGGCTCAATTTAATGCTGAAGCACCACAAAATTCAATGGTTATGGTAAAAGAAATGTCTAAGCCTTTTCTAGCTATTGTGGCATCAAAAGCAGCGAGAGTTCATGTTGATCTAATTCGTAAACTATCAGCACCTGATTACGCAAAGATTACAACACGAACATCGCTTTTTTTATTAGGTGG